AATCTTCCATTATTTTCATCTAAATCGCCAGAATTTGTGTAAGTATAATCTTCAACAAAAAATCCTGCTGCAAATGTAGGAGGTCTATCAATAATATTTGACACATTTAACGAATATCCAGATGATAATCTTTTTGCTATAGATTGATTCTCTGGATCAGAAAATCCATATGGACCATATATTGGGTTTCCATCATATGCCCATCCAATTATATTGGAAACTTTTTTTCCAGTATCACCAAAAGAATTTCTTAATATCTTAAAATATCCACATACTGAATATTGTAATTTATTATTAGACTCAAATATAAGTTCGTCACCAAATCTTGAATTGTTATTAACAGTCAATGCTCTAATTCTGGTTCTAAGTAGTGCACCAGATCCAGAAGGATTAACAATAACATTTGTCAATTCATCAGAATAATTTATTCCCGAATTTATAATTTTAACATCTATTATTTTTCCATTAGATATTATCGGTCTCAGTTCAGCTCCTGATCCCGCTCCAGATGAATCTGTTACAATTAGATCTGGTATTGAATAGTAATATATTCCTGAGTATTGTATATTTACAAAAGAAATTCTACCATTTCCAATAATTGGACGCAACTTAGCATCTTTACCATTTTTTATTAATATTGTTTGATTTTTTTCTAAATTTAAAATTGTAGATCCATAACCAGTTCCATTTTCGTATATATAAGTATCAATAATACTTCCTTTAACTACTGGAGTTGCCAATAGTGATTGATATTGTGTTACTAATCCAACTGGAGAATATTCTATAGAAACCGAAATATCAGGATAACTGAAATATTGATATCCTGATCCAACAGAAGATAGTTTTATATAATTTTCACGATTATAATTTGATATAATGGTTCCACCAATTCCGGCATCGCACAATCTAAAATAGTCTTTATCATTCGATAAAATATAATATTGAGATACTGTTGATATTCCAATTGAAGATGTTTGATAATTATATTTAACTAATTCTCCACTATTAAATCCATGATTTTCAAAACTAATGGTATGGTTTATTGTGGATATTCCAGATGATTTGACGATTAATTTTCTATTTGTATATCCACTTCCTTGATTTAATATTTTTATTTCTGATATAGTATTTTTATATGATGAAGTTTTAAATTTGTGAACTCCTGAATTATTGTTTCCATTAAAAAATACCGTATTAATTCCTGAATAATAATCTGATATATTCTGATAAAGTCTAATAGTGGTGGAGTTGTCAATTTTGGCATAATATTCTCCTTTATTGACTAATGTAGTACTTCCAAACCCAATTTCTAGATTTCCTAGTTTATCATATATGATAGACTCACCATCAATTAAATTATGATTTGATAAAAAAGTTAGTTGCCCAGTATTCGTACTAATTCCTCCAGAATTTGCAATAGTTCTCCCATCAAATAAAATATCTCTTTGCCTTTTTGTTAAAATTGGTTGTATTGACGCTCCTGAACCATTTCCACCACTTATTCCAATTGATACTATACTATCAATATCATAATCCTGAGAATCTATATAAACTTTTTGTATAGAACCACTAATTACTGGACGAACTAGTGCAGTTGTTCCTGACCCAGAAGATATTGATATTTCTGGTGGATTTATAACATCATAATTTGTTCCCTGATTTAAAATGTCAATAGATTGTATAGGACCATAATAAATTTTATCATCCGATTTGTAGTTACTTATTTCTACTCCATTAATTAACATCCCAGTTGTACCTGGAAGTGTTAATTCTTGAATTCCACTATCAATGTCTGACGTTAATTTAAACTTCTTAAGTAATTTTTGTGATCCAATTATGTTTGATTTTTGAGAATATAATGTAAATTTGTGTTGATTTTGTTCATTAAAAGTAGATTCTTTGAATGCTAAAAAATTATCAGTACCAACAAATGATCTAGATGAATATAATCTTATAATATTATCGGGATTTAAAACTTGCACATAATAATCACCAGTATCTAATCCAACTATAGAATTTCCCGAAGGTTGGTAGTAAATTCTATCCCCAGTAATAAATGGGACTGTATTTTCAAAGTTTATTTTCGTATACTTATCATCTATTATAGATGAAAGCCCTACTGCAATATTAAACTGTATATTTTTTTCTATTGTATATGTAAAATTGCCATAATCTTCATCTCTACCTGATGCTGATGGTAATGAATTTGAAGCTACGTATGCATACTCATCGGCAGTATATAAATTTTGAATATCTGAAAGAATGACATTATTACCAAATTCTATAGGAACATTTGATGAACTGTGGGCACTATTAAGTTTTCTTCTTACATCATATTTAGTTCCAATTCCAATAGTAAATACCAATTCGTTAATATCAATTTTATTTTCAGAATCAGTGATATTCGAAATATATGCTGTTGAGGAAGAAACTACTTCACTTGTACCTCTTTTTAAAACTTCAACTTTATCTCCAATTTTTAAACTAGATCTATCAATTTTACTTTTTAAAATAAAATTATTATTATTATCTTTTACATGATATCTAGAACTAGTATTGTATATCCATGAGTTTGCAAAAATTTCTTTATATGATCTATTTTTTTCTGGATTTTCTATCAAATCTCCAATACTTTTAACTGATATTATTTGCCCTTCATCTAAATTTAGAGAATCTGATACTTTAACAAATTTTGATAATACTCCAGTCAAACGAAGTTCAACTTTTTTTGAAATATCTCCATTCTCATATCCATAGTAAATTTCATTAGATCTAATATCACTTGCCTGTGGAATTTTTTCATCAATTCCACTACATCCAAAAAATTGATTAATACTTTTATCAGTGTAGGTAATTGTATTATTACCAGATATAATTATTCCAGATTCTTCAAATCCGATTGTAGAATCTACTGAAATTACCGAAGATCCAATTGATACAGATTCCAAACATCTTGTATTTGGTGTAATTGTAAAATTTCCTTCAATTGCAGAAATATCAGTATACCCAACAAAGAGTGAAATCTTGAAATATTGCCTATTATTTCTAGTAAAAGGTTCTATTTCAGAAATTGATGCAAAGGTGCCTTTATCTTCTGCCTTATACAGAGTCTGACCACTTAAATTTAATGGGTTTCCTGAGATTTTTTCGGCAATTGCAATTTCTCTTCTAATATAATCAGCATGTGATGCCTTAATTAGAAAATTTTCTAAATTTACAACTCTTGGAGTTACTCCATATAAAATATTAAATAAAATTCTAAAGGATTCATCAGTTCCTTTTGCCTGATAAAAAGATTTTGCTTCTTTTATAAAATTCCCAACATTTAAATTGGAAACTAATTCATACTCTTCTAGTCCTGGTATGAAGGTATATTTTATTTTTTTATAGAATTCTTTTAGAAATAATGAACTTAAATTTTGTATGGAGGATTGAGTAATATGAGATGTTGCTACAGACTGTTTGAATACTAATTCTTCCTGATTCATATCATCATGATAATCAGTAATTGCACTAAATCCACGAATACATCCAGTAAAAGTATTCGTGGTTAATCCAGTATATGTAATAATTTCATCATCAATTTTAAGTAATCCATAGGTTTGAGGAAACCCCTTAGTGCTACTTACAGTAATAATATTTGATGTTGTTGTAATTCCTATTGTAAGTATCGTACTATCGACTACAACTTCTGGAGTTAGATTATCTAATTTTAAATACTGATCTAAATTTTCTGCTATGTCTGTTGGACCACCTTGATATTCCTGTGAAATATAATATTGTTTTAAAAATTCTGCGGCATTTGGATTTTCATCCAGAATGAAATTTGGAAGTTGGTTATCAATAATCTGCTGAATTTTAACTCTAGATTCGAATCCCGTTTGTATCATCTTATTCTCTAATTAAGTTTCCGTTCGAATAACTTGAGGTGTAAAAATCTCTCACAAATGAGGTTCCTGAAATCTCATCACCAGAAGAAATTACATCTTTTACCATATTTATTGTACTTCTAGAAAGATTTAAATTTAAATATAGATCATTTAGTCCAACAACATCATTTGATTCTGGAAATGCCTGTATTTCTATAATGTCATTTTCTCGTAATGTAGAAATGATTTTTATAGTTGAGAGGTTAATCTCTCCTTTCATATAATCTACAGTTCCTGCAGATTTCACAATTACTCTTGGTCCATCATTACCGAGTGGTTTCACCAGCGAGAGAACGCCCGTTCTATTATCAGAATTAGGAGTATCACTCAAGTATACAAAATCAGATTCTCCAACAATCTTAAATCCGGTAGATTTGATATTATACCCAGAAGAGTTTACATGAAATCTATTACCAAAACATAATTCATATTGTGTAAATATATTCTTAGATACTATTAAGTCTCTTCGTATTCTAACTTTAGTAATATTAGAGCTAATTGCCACATCTGTATTGTCGATAATTTGAAGAATCTTACTGTACTTAAGTCTTCCACCGAACTTATTTAAATCTATAGAATTCGAGTATTTTGATAGTGAGTTTATAATTTTTGATTTTAAAGACTCAACTGATGAAACTTGAGAATAATTATAGTAAATTGATGAATCAATCTCAACATAAAGAAGTTTAAGATCTACTATTTCTTGGTTAATTCCAGAAATACTATATTGCTTTAAATCAGATAAAATTCTTGCTTTTAAAAAATCTGAAACATATGTTCCATTTTTTGGTTTTATGCTAATTATAACAGTCCCAAATTTTGGAGGATCTAATTCTTCTCCACCAATAATTGAAACTGATTCGGTATCTGGGTATATTTGTTTAATAATTGCTTCATAATCTCTTGTAGTAACTGCTCTGTACTGTGATGCATATATTCGTGGAGCAAAATACTTAATTGAGTCTAAAGGTTCTATTTCAGATCCATTTTGAGATTTTTGTGTTACCGTTAGAGATACTGAATCTGGATTTATATTTGCACCATTTGCAGACTCTAAATTTCCAGAAAAAGAAAGTGAAGATGCTCCGTTACCATCTTCACCGTCGGTAATAATATAAGTTACGGTAATCACAGAATTATTTTCTAATTTTTTTCCAATGATTCCATCACCAAAAAGTAGTTCATATTTTTCATCCTGAACTTCCTGCAATAAGAAAATTTTAGATTCTGAATTTACATTTAAAATATTGTCGGCAATAAAGTATTCAACTCCTAGCCCAATATCATTAATTCCTTTCACATACACTGCGATAGTATCGGTATCAATAAATGAATTATTTAAGATAAATCTTTGATCTAATGACCCATTAACCGTAAAATTTTTAGTTAAGAAAGTTCCTTGATATACATCAATATTATCAAATTTTACGACTCCTGATTTTACGCTTGCCGATATATTATTTGGAACTGAAAATGTATATGAAGTATCATTTATGCTTCCTATGCACACTAGGCCCGCCTTTAAGGTGACTGCAGGAGTATCATTAGCAATAGACGCAGTAATAGATATCTGCGCCTTTGAGGCGGTCCTGGAGCGAGGAACATATCCAATATTTCTTGCTAATGAGACCACATTTTCCCTGAGAGTTGCAGAATCTAGGAAAGATTCGTTCACAATCATATTTGAGTTAAATGCCGTAATATAAGTATTATATGCAAGCGTATCGATAAGTACTGAAAAATTAGATCCTTCGAAATCAAAATCAGTAAATGATGAATTTGATCTTAAATAATCTTTGATTGATGTTTTTATCTGATCGAAATCTAGATTTGTGAATTTGGTGAAAGGCATTTTATCTTGTTGCCTCTAGTATGAATGAGTACTCTTGAGTTGGAAATTCTTGCCCTATAATATCAAAAATTACTGTCACATTAAAAGAATTAGAGTCGGGTGCAGGATCGACATCTATAATTACATTTTCGACTCTGGGCTCGAAGTTACTGATCGAAATCTCAATCTGCCTTTGTATTACTGAAGCCGTACCAAAGTCAACAAACTCAAACAGACTTTGTGTAATATCAGATCCTAAAATGGAATTAAAAAATCTTTCTGTAGGAATAGTCTGAACAATATTTCTTACGGATCTACGAATCGCATTTTCATTTTTTAGTATTGGCAAATCCTTTGTCACTGGATGTGGTTCAAAGGATAGACTGATATCTTTAAATGATCTGGAT